AATTGTACAAAAACAACGTTGTTGGTGTGTCTATATGCGCAGCCTGACTGTCGTCTTGAATTGAATTATCAAATTTAATTACGAGTTCAGGAACGAGCGTTTTGTCGTATGCTGACCTTGCGGCAAAACGCTTCACAAAATAAGTGTGATAATCATTTTCTAACGTTGAGCTAAAGGCTATTCGAAATCCCTCATCGGGTATCAATCCGGATAGCGTTGCAGACACCATTTGTGTCACGTCAATCGATAAATCTTCTTCGCCTTTGAATGTCTGTGAAGATTTATAATTGCTAAAATAGTCTCCTACTGCAGGGGGAATTGATGCTAATGCACACCCGGGTGCGTGCCAAAGAATTGACGACGTAGAACCAAATGATGAAGTGAGCCAATTACATGCATCGATGTCTGAATATTGAATGATGTCACGTCCTGCTCCCTCATCAAAAGAAGCAGACAGCGGAAACACGTCGATTGTAAAATTTGAAGGTGTCGGTTGTCCACCATAAACATCGTGAAGTATCATTTTTGCATTAAACGATGCATTCGATATATCAAGCTTATTTTCATTTATTAATTCACGTAAAGGATTTAAATCAAAGTGTATTAATAGTCGAGATAATTCTACGTTTGGAACCGACTCAGAAGACGAAAATCCATACAATTTGTACAAATCACACGTTCCAGCACTACCCACGTTTGCGTTTAATGTATGAACGTTATTGATAATTCTATTAACAATATATGTATCTTTGTCACAAACGCAAGTTTTTATCATGGCATGCCTAATCTTTCAATAAGTATTGTCGGATTGGCATAAATTTCGATGTCAGTTACACGAACAAGTTTTAAATTGTTTTCGTTAAAATAACAATCTTGTTCACGATCAGTAAGATATTTTTTGTAAATTTGAACATCACGTGGAGTTTTATACTTAAGAATTTCTTCGATGGGTCGATTTAGTCCGTGCCAATAAACACCATCAAGTTGAACGTAAGTATTAATATTTTGAATATAAAAATCAATTGCCCAATTCTTCACAAGTTTTTGTCGAATAACGTTTTCAGTATTAAACAATTCTACAAGATGATTATAACATACGTCCTCTGCGCGTGATTTACGAAACGTTCCATTACGTTTCCTTGTTTCGTGTGCTTTATGAGCATTTTCAATCAAATTAATTTTATCTCTTATTGGACCGTGATTTAAAGCATTTTTAATGCCATACTTCACAAGCATTCGTTGTTCTAATCTGTCGCGTAAAATACTTGATTGTAATGGATGTGGTGCACCATATCTTATAGTAAAAGTTTTTTCTTTTTTTATTTTTACTTCTTCAATTTGTTATATAAAATCAACGCCATATTTTGTTTGTAAAGTTTGAGTAATTTTTTCCTTAACTACGGGCGATTGAAAAGAACATGTCACACCATAATGTTCAAAACACGTTTGTTCTTTTTTTTCTTTTAAAACACCACTTTTCTGTGATTGATTTGCACATTTTTTATCACAAAAAACATATTGTGCATTTCTATATTTGTATGGACGTATAAGTTCTTTATCACAAAAATCACATTTAAATATGCACCTACGTCCTTTAATTTTATGTCCATTTCGTTGAACTGTTACAACGTTTATGATTTCTATTAACATAGAATTAAATTTAATTTATCTATCAATAACTGATAAGCGATAAATCATGATGCCTTACCGATTATGTCGTAGTTGGGCTCCTGTAAAAAATAAATTCCCCCGCGCGGGGGCATTGCAAGGTCCATGAACGTGTTGTTTGCTATGTCATGTACAACGTTGCTGTATTGACGGTTGTTAACAATACCCGAAATGTTTTGAACCTGTAGATCAATTATTGATAAGACACCTGTCGTTGAAAATATTGTATTTCGAATGTTACTGATTTGCAATGGCTGATCAATGTTAACGTTTTTTATGTCAAACAACTTTATCAACTTTGTCAAAATATTTTGTAAGATGACGCTCTTGTTCAATGACGGGTCCGTCAGAATGTTGAAGTTGACAGTAAAATTAACTATTCTTGCGTCTAACACGTCAATTGCGTCTGCTATTTGACGATATGGGTTTAAATAACGAATAAGATTTTGTTTCAACGTGTCTGAAGACGTCGTCAATTTACCATCGATATCCCTTGAGATTATGTAAAGTTGCGTTGCAAGTGGGTTAATGGGATTTGACTTTGCTTGTGCACGAAATACTCTGCCAAAATTTGAAGGCAACGTGTAAATTCTCGCCAACAAATCTTCTCGAGACACAATTCTTTCTTGAGAATTTTTTACTTGTGGTGCAAGAGTTGATAAGTCTGTAGGCGTGGGCGCATCATCTCCACCTTTTGCGGGAATGTCGTTTGTGATTTCAATGCTATTTTTCACGCTTGATGCGATCGTTGCTGACGGGTTGTTTGGAAAAAATACGTTGATTGTGTTTATGTTCTTTACTGAATTCTTTTGAACATTGTGATTTAAACCACCGCCATATCTGTACGTTATAGACAACGTCGTGTTTATTGCAGCAACGCCCAATGTCTTCGTCTGTATCAACATCAATGGATCAACTGATATTCTTGAAAATGTTTTCGTGTAAGGAAACGCGATTGCAAAATCGGATGGATCTGGAATTACGTCGTCCTCAAGCGTGTCTGCGCTCCCACCACCCAACGTTAACATCGTTGAGCGTGTTGCTAAATCTACGTCCGCAGTGTATCGATAAGGCGCGGGCACAATTTTTATAACGTCTTTCACGATGTCGGCATCTACGGCGGTGTTTAGCACATTTCGATAAACGACGTCCTGTGTCAGGTGAGTTACTTGATAATACGTGTTACCGACACCATCAGTCACCGACAATATGTCTGTCACGTTTGGATTGCTGAGCGTAATTTTTTTGAAAGGTTGAAACGTTCCCAACGATATCGTTTCAGTCGTCGTGTTTCCACTTATACAAAGTCCAGCCAACGAAAATATGTACGTCAACGGTGTGCCATTTGTTGATTTTTGTCCAATCACAATCGTTGACTTGTACGTGCCATCAGAATACTTGCTGCTAAAATCTATGTCTTCCAAAAGAATGAATTGCACACCATTGTCGGCGGAAAATATTGAGTTTTGTTTTATTATCGGTAAAGCGTTTGCATTTGGTTGTTGAACGTTGTTTTGTAATATCACCGGTATTTGTACGTACACTGTCACCGGAACTATTGCAGGTGCTGCACCAGCGATCGGCACGCCGTCTGCTTTCAACGAACGTTCAATGTTAGTTAGTTCAACAGCAGTCGTAGAGTTTAGTTCACTAAATTGATGTGACAAGTAAAACGACATGTGGTCGCCGACAGCGGCCGCAAAGTCAAGAAATAACCCACCCAGTGACGCTTCACTAAAGTCACTGATGCGATCAGGATAAAATTGACGAGCATAGTCAAGCAACATTGCTCGAAAGCTGTTAAAATCGCCGGCTAAAAATTGTCTAACGCGTACTGATTTTAGATCATCCTGATTGACGGCCATTTCACAATATAAATATGATGTCGTGTCACAATGCGTACAATCGAACCTTTAAACTTTTCTTTTGAACGTTTAAAGACGGCACGTCATATGTGATAGTGATGTCTTTGATTGCAAGATTTTTGTTTCCCGTGTTTACTGTCACAACGCTAAAATCGTCAAGTTCAATGTATGGCATCCACTTGCTGACAGCGGCTGAAATTCGTTGTATCGCCTGAGTTCCAAAGTCTTGGTCAGACGCGAGCTCAGATAACAGCGGGCGTAAGTTTGCACCAAAATCGTATAGTTCAAGACGCTCGCCCCAATTCGTCAGGAGCAAATTTTTCAAGTTATCGTTGACTTGGTCTGCAAGCGAATAACTCATCACGAACAACCCGTCAGTCGTCGACAACTTCAACGGTGTCAAAATTCCAACAGGCGTGGGTGTAGCTTTCGTTGCATTTGTTTGTGCATCAATTTGAGTTACACCAACAGACTTGAAAGAAAATGTTGCCACGTGAATAAGTAATTTCCAGCATTTAAATCACTCAACGAGCGAAAACTCGTTGAAGTCAGTTTAAATTTCTTCTTCTTCGTTTTCAGGTTTATTCATTTCACGTTCAATGTCAACTTTAATCCCTGCTTTTTCACACAATTGTGCAGCTTCTTCGAGTTTGTTACTAAGCATCGTCCACCGTTCTTCGTCTGACATTTTGTCAGCGGCTTTTTCACTCAAAGAGGCAAGTTCACAAGATGCAAAATAATCATCGTACACTTCGCCGTTCGCAAATGTTGCAACAATCAAAAATATTGACATATAGTCTGCATCAACTTGTATAAAATATTGTAACCCTTCAAACCCATCATGAGGTGGATTTGTTTTTGTCTGTTTGACAAGTTGTGTAATCCATTTTTTAATTGCAACGGGTGAAATAAATTTGATAGACGATTTTGTCTTCTTAATCTCTTCTCGAATAATTCGTCGTAGTTGTGCTTCGTTCATGATTGCCATATTGTTAAATATTCTTTTGACGTTGCTAATGTCTGAATTTCTTATCCCACGAGGGGATAACCTTTCTTGTCAAAGAGAACGTAAATAATTTACCACAATTCTTGAAAGATTACACTAATCCCGTTAAAGTTGCAACAGACTTTGTCATTCCACCACTCGCGCCGACTATCAATCCAACGATGTCAACACATATCATTGCCACAATATCTTTAAGCCAAATTAATAACGATGCGATGAACAATTTTGGAACAATTATTAACAATCCAAGATCTATCAACAATTGTAATATGATGTCAAACGCAAGGTCAAACACTTTCTTAGGAAGCCCGGGTAAATCTAACACGATGTCAATTGCAGGTGGAAGCACAAGTTCTTTCAACAAAACAAACG